GAAAGATGTACCTAGAAAAGCCGCTTGTGAGCGCGACCCCTTGCGTCCGTTGCACCTCTTACAGCATGCCACCAGGTTCTCTAACTCATGGCCTCCACCTTTAGCACGTGGAATTATGTGGTCAACTTCTGTTGCTGGCTCATGGCAATACACGCATTCGTAGAAGTCTCGAACCAGTACTAACTCACGCTGTCTCTTCCATTGACGTGTATGTAATTCTCTCTTGCCCACGATGCCTCGTTCCTTCATCATGCCCATGATCACTGGATGATCTATAGGTAGGTAACATCTATCACCATACCTTATGCGCTGAACATACTTGATCTTACGCTTTAGGCTTCTACCTCGACGCTCATGCTTAGGCTTTAAGCTGATTCTATGCCTATAGGCTACATTGACTACAGTGCTGTACTTTAACCCTGTCGCTTCTGCTATCGAGTTAGCCCCGCAATGGGCATAAGTCTTTATGAATTGTAATTGTTCATCTGTTATGGCCATTATTGCCAACCTTTAGTCTTTAGATGATGTAATGCCTTGCAATAGTCTGGCTCATCATACTCTGTCCATCCATACCTATGTGCTACATAGTGCCAATACCACCACCATTGTTTAATAGTAGAAGCATTCTTTAAGCTCTTAGACTTACCTTGATATAACCCGTAATGAGAGCCGTTCTTAGCTCTTGGATCCCATCTTGATTCTCTATAGACAATCTCATGATGGCATAACTCTTGTTTATCAGTAAGTTGTTCTTTTGCTAATTCTTTAACGTATCTAATACTAAGGTTTGACGCCTGTGCATCTAAGGGCAAGGCCATAGATAGAGATATCCCAATAGCGATGGCTAACTCGCGGGCTTGCCGTGAACGGCCCGCGTTGAGCCCTTGATGGGCTCTAGCCAGAGAGCGTACCATGCTAGTCAAGTTCATTTGTAAAAGTCCTGTTCAGAGCGGTGTGTCGTTATCGGTTGTCGGTAGAATAGAATCCTGAGCCCTTGAATGAGACCCCTACAGAGCTGTAAACCTTGTGCATAGATGAATGGCAGAATGGACACTCCAGATCATGTGGCTCATTGATACTCATCCATTGTTCTATTCGAGCATTGGACTCACAGTTCTCGTTATCGCACTCGAACTCATAAGTTGGCATCTGGATCAACCTCACATGTTCTGCATGTTTCGGTGAACGCCCATGCGCCACACTTGTTGCATCTCATTGGCTCTAGTTTAGCAAGATCGTTGCTGAAATCACCGTAACCTGCACGAAGCAATAGATCGACCAGATCACCAAGTCTCATAAAGGCCAAATAGTCCTGGGGACTACCTTCTCCTTGACCATTAAGACGACAAGTAACAATAGGCAACCCACCAGTTTTAGCTGCCCTCTTTGTGACCTGATCGATCCACGCTTTTGGCTGGAACGCCGATCTAGCTTTAACTTCCATGTCGAACGGGACATGAGTTATATCTTTTCCAGCCCCTCGACCGATATCTGCATGTGGCCACCATTCCGATAGGAACCTAGCGACCACTCGCTCAGTCGAGAATCCTCGATACTTACGGCTTTGTGAGGCCATTGACCGCGTGGCATTTAGCGCATGACCAGCTCTTATTGATCAGGTTTACTCGAATGTCTTTGTAAGGAATTGAATCATTACAGATGCAGCATCGAGTAGTAAATGTAAACTCTTCTAAGATAGCCTGGACTTCTTTAGATCGAGTGATCTCATCATCTGTTGGGAATGACTCCCACTCACCATCTTGGTTCATAAATTGTAAGCGTCCCATTAGCCTCTCGCCTTCTGGCGCTGCCATGCGCCATCTTTGTTTATCTCGTACCAGATAACATCATTGGGTGATGGGCATCGAGTAAGTTCACCAGTTACGGCATAAGGACACTTAAAGTGACCCCATGGCTTGCCTGCCTTACTCTGGCCTGTCTTCCAAATCATGAGACCATGGGCGCATTTCGGAATGTCCTTCTCGGTCTGGCCGCCAATGATTTCTTTCACCGTCGCAACGGCTTCCCCCATTGTGGGCGGCATAGTCGCTGTGTTGATAGTCCATGGATCTTCCTCTTTCACTACTGGAATGTAAGTGCCAGATGTATCTGCCATCTTAGCCTTTACTTCATCGATCGTAGCCTTTACTTCTGACGCCTTTGCAACCTTGCTCATTTCTTCGCGGCTAGGTCTTTTTCCTTTTGTAGCATAACCCGCAGAAGCCAATGCACGACCAATCGCGGAAGTCTCTGCATTCTCAAGTGCGCTAGTCGCATTAACACCTCGACCCGAGATAGTTTCTTCTGCGAGGCCCGAAGACCAAGCGTGTTGATCAACCTCAGTTCTGTAGATGTAAGCTTGAACGATAAAGCGCGTAGCACTCGCCTCAATGATTTTAGTATCGATACGGCCATCTGGGTGATCCTTCCAAAACTTAATTAGACGTTCTTCGACTGTTTCGTAATCTTCTAGGTTAAACATAGAGCTCATTCTCCTCTGTGTGTAGTTGCCCTGCTATTGCCATATAGGCTGCGCCGTCGATGTATGTATCGACTTTTCCCGACTCCATACTCCGTGCGAGCTTGACCAAGACCATGCATGACGCCACTTGATAATCACTAATAGGCATCTCGAGGAATGCTGACCAGAGTCGTGCTGTTCTGGACATATTGTCTGACGGGTGTCCGTAGTCCATTCCACGATCTTGTATTGTTGCTTTTGCTTCATTGAGGAACTCACTTGCATTCACACTCTCACCTTGTCTCTTGTCTCGTAGTATTCACGGACTGCTTTACGTCCTTTGAGATACCCTATCCTCATGCCGACAATACGGCCAACATGGAAGTACAGACCAGCCATTGCAATCATGACTAGAAAATCGCCTAATGATGGATCGAACATTTCTTCTCCCTTGTGTAGGTTGTTTTGCCTACTGGAGAACAGTCTCATGGCCTAAGGGGGAAAATCTAGGAATTAAGATAACGAAATGGTAACAATTCTGAGTCGTCCATGTGGTCATCGATGTCCCGACTTAGGTCGTTATCTAGGTCGTCCATACCGCTTGCCTGAGACTACAAATGTGCCGTCCTTCTCCAGATAGATCAGATCGACTTGTACATTCTTACCATCGACGTACATGATGGCGAATGCCTGTTGCCAGTTGGCTGATCCCTTGGTATATGACGCCTTGCTAAAATCCATGAGATTGCCTACTTCGACGCCATGCAGAACACGCCCTATACGGCCTCCAGAGGCCTCTGAGAACGACGATCGCCCTGCCCTGTGAGTATGTCCTGAGATCACGCTCTTGCCATGCCTACGGGCCGCTTCTAGGGCTGATAAACCCCCTTGTGACTTGATAGGGGTATGGTCGCCATGGACTGCAATCCAGCCAGGAGCGATGTTGTAAGGCTTCTTGTGGAAGGTAATGCCAAGCTCATCGAAGCGCATGAACTTCTCAAATCGAAGCTCTGGCAACGACAGGAATGATGGGATCTTTCTCATAATTTGATTGTATAAACGATCCGTATGATTGGATCTTAAAACCTGTGTTACTTGTAAATCGTAAAGTACCTGAACAGCCTCATCGCGATCATCTCCAAGAGTTTGTTCGTAGGCTTCTGGGGTTCCTTCTGACCATTTTGAGATCGTGTTGAAGTCAATCTCGTCTCCTATTGTTACTACTTCGTGCGGCTTAAACTTGGCTATAAAACTGGCTAGATTCTTGACTGCGTGTCTATCGTGGAACGGCACTTGTAGGTCGCTCACTATGACTATTCGCTTCATTTAATCCTCGTCGTCATCCTCATAGGGTAGGCGATCCACTCGGTCGGGGATCGATGGCATAAGCCAATCAGGGTAAGCATCTCGGTCAGTAATAATCGCCAGACATAGATCAACAGCGAAGCCTGCACGTCTTAGACTCTTATAGAACTCATGCATGCAGATAGCGTATTGATCGAGCTGTGAGTAAGTATCGAGATCGATGACTTTCTTTCGTGCCATGATAAAAATTATCGCTCTAAGAGTATGTTGTAGATCTCATCGACACGCGAGTTAAGTCGCTTAATTTCAGACAGAAGATGCGTAATTACATAGCCTGCAAGCCCACCGATTACGGCAAGGCTGGCGAAGTATAGAGTGAAGAAGTTCTCTTGGGTCATTTCTTCTTTTCGACAGTATCGACTGCCGCCTCAAGAGAGTCCACGATGATCTCGCCAATAGCCTTCTTAGCTCGATAAGACTTGATCGCCTGACGAATCACAGGAATTGCAATAAGTCCTAGTGTTGCGTAGATAATTGCTTCCATTATTCTGTCTCCGTATCTGGGATGTCGATTTCTTCAATGATGTTGTTGTTTGGCTTGGTTGGATCAAAGCCGCCGATGCCGTAAGTTATTTGTCTCATTTATGCCACCCTTAACCAGACATGTGGAGCAACTGTGTTAAGAGATGCTCCTGATGCATTAGCAAATGCACCGCTAACGCTTGATTGTCGATAAGAAATGCTCACGTTAGAAGCACTCGGAGCACTCCAAGCATTTCCAATAAGCAAATTGTAAGCTGTTGTCGCTGATGTTCCGTAATAACTATTTGTAGTGGCTGCCGTTTGGACATTCCAAGCAGTCCAAAAAACCCCAGAAGGTATAGTTTGATTGATTGTAATTTGATAAGTCGTCGCCGCGGCCGTAACTGATACAGTCCCAGCATCAAGAATCAAATTGCCTGGAACTCCATTGTTGTCGGCATAAAGACCCATTCTTACGGTTCCTGTGCCTGAAAAGTTAGAACCAGAAATAAAGGCCAAGCGATCGAATGTTGTTTGAGTTGGAATAAACATTGGTTGGTAGTAAGTGGACTGAGATGAATAACCTTGTGTCGTATTATTTCCAAGACCAAGATTGGTTTTGTAATACAACCCAGATTGAAGAATCACTGCTGGAAACTTGGTAAAAGCTAAATCATAGGCAGTCTTAACCGAATTAGGAGTCGCAGCCGTAGTAGTTGAAGTTGAGGATACTGAGTCGGTTAATTGCAGCGCTCCAGCGGCAGAAGTTGATCCAGCCGAGATACCGATGTTTGCAGATGTTGAAGTGCCAGAGTTTGTGATTGGCGCAGTAACGGCAATGACGCCAGATGAACCTGCTGCGCCTGTCGCTCCAGTTGCACCCGTTGCTCCCGTAGCACCTGCTGGCCCTTGAACTCCAACGGATGAGACGACTACTTGATTAACATCCTCGGTGACTGTGAGTTGAGTTATCTGAGGCTGGATAACTATCAGATCGCTCATCGAGTAATCTGTGAGCTAACACTAGCCACGCCCTGAATAAGGCGAGTGACTACTCCTGCTGGTGAGGTGATTTCTAGATCATAGTCGTACTTGGCTGAGTCATCGAGTGCGCCAGTCTGAGCCGCAGTTGCACGAATAGCCAGAGTTCCAGTCGCCCCGGTGATGGTGATACCTGATGCCTGGGTGAGGCTGATAGCAGCCGTTGTACTAGAAGTGGTCAGACGAAATTGCATAGCAGCTGTATAACCTGTGAGGTTAATGGCAGTACCAGCAGAGTCCTTATAGACAATGTTGAGATACCAATCAGCACCCTGGTCAATTACGAAGGAATAGTTCTCTGCCATTATTTTCCACCTATCATCGGGATATCAAAGAACGAGCGATCTTCATCGCCCTTTGTAGTAAAGCTGACGTGTGCATGGTGATTATGCTTATTGATCCCATCATAAGGACGCCAAGCCCAAGCCTTCTTAGATGAGGCGATGCGACCATCGAAGATGATGTAACTGATTCTCTTATTGCCAGACTTTGCAGCGAGTCGAATCTGATCGACCAGATCAGGCATGAGGTCGGGCTTCCCTTTTTTACCTGCAAGGTCGCGGTCAACATCGATGGCACGTACCCACCCCTGTGCATCTGGATTATGATCAGACTTGCGAGCAGCGTGTCGGGTATCACCGATCCAGCCGTCCGAAGTTCTATCTCGATCTGGGAATGCATCGTCGATCTGCTCTCTAAGCTGGATTGCTGACTTGCTTAAACGCGGCTTCACAGGTCTCACACTCCCATCGCTTCTGATCGTTCAACGTCAATTCTGGGTGATCGCATGGGCTAGGTGCAATGAATGCATCATCGATCGGATCGTAGGTATAACCGATCCCTGCATAGTTATAGCGAATCTTGTTATTGTAGCTAGTGCGCTTGCAGACTTGGCCTCTGACCTCTGAGTAGGCTTGCTCCCAATCTGTTATGCCATCAACTTCTTCCCATTCGTCTCGGC